GCCGGTGCTGATAACACCGACCGACACCTAACCGACAACCTGCGTGAACAGGTCGCACGGCTCCCGCCATTCTAAAGGGAACCCTCCGACCAGAAGGGTTCTCCGATGAAGCCCGCGTTTCTTCAACCCGAAGTCCTCCCCTCCGCCTCCGTTGTGATCATCCCGGCCGGCGCGACGATCTGCGCCTACTGCCCCGACTGGCTGCCGGCGGTTCCCGGCGCGAGCCACGGCATGTGCGCGGCCTGCGCGATCAAGTTCGAGAAAGGGGGGAAGTAATGCGGTCCCCCTCGACCAAATACCTCTACGGCTTCACGTCCACCTTCGGCGCGAACGTCAACGTCAACCAGGCGGACTACGACGCCGTCGACGCGGAGATCGCCGCGGAGCGCAAGGCGCACGCGGCCGATCAGCGGGTGGCCACCGCGGCCCGCACGTCCGTCGAGCGCGCGGCGTTTCATCTGCTGCTGACACATCCCAGCACGAGCGCACGGCTCGACGCGATGCTCGAGGAGAACCGCCAGCTGGACGCCCGCCTGGACGCCGAGCAGCTCGAGGCGGACATCGCGGCGCGCGAACTCGACGATCGAACCGACGACGAACAGGGCGACGCCTGCAGCGCCGCGTGCAGTTTTTGTGGACGGTGCAGCTAATGCGAACCTCTGACGCCATCGACAAAATCGCGACTGCCCTGGCCGCGGCGCAGGGCGAGATGGACGGCGCCAAGAAATCGGCGCGCAATCCCTTCTTCAATTCCAAGTTCGCGGACCTCGCCAGCGTGAAGGACGCGCTGCGCGAGCCGTTCGCGAAGCACGGCCTCTCGACGGTGCAGTTTCCGCAGACCGCCTACTCGGGGACGCCGGAGGCCTTCGAGTGGACGGCGAAGCGCTCCGGTGAAGTCCGCCACGGCGTGCGCGTCTTCTGCACCGTCACCGTCGAGACGCGGCTGATGCACACGTCCGGACAATGGCTCGAGGACAGCGTCTCGGCGATGCTCCCGAACGGGGATCCGCAAGCCGTCGGCTCGGCGATCACCTACTTGCGCCGCTACGCGCTGCAGGCGATCGCGGGCATCGCGACGGAAGACGACGACGCGGAAACCGCGCAGGGCAGCGACCGGGCCGAGCGCGCGCCGGTGGGCACGCTGCCGATCCAGCAGCATCCCGAGGGGTACCTCGTGTGGCTCGACGGCACGTTCCGCGCCGCGGCGGTGCTCGGCACGACGGCGCTCGAGCAGGCTTGGCTGGAGGCGCCGCACGCCTACCGCGCGCACCTCGAGACCCACGGCGCGGAGCTCAAAGCCACGCTCAAAGCCATCGCGGCGCGGAAGGTGGCCTAGATGGCGCTCAACCTCGTCCCGATCGGCCATGCGTTCACGGTGATCGACGCGCCGCAGCGGTCCCCAGCATGGACGGCAGCCCGGCTCGGCCGACTCACGAGCTCCAGGGCGGCGGACATGCTCGCCATGATCAAAAGCGGCGAAGCGGCCGGCCGGCGGAACCTGCGCGTGCAGCTCGCGCTCGAGCGGATCACCGGCCAGGCGCAGGCGCCGACGTATCAGTCGGCCGCGATGCTCCAGGGGATCGAGCGCGAAGCGGAAGCGGCCGGGCAGTACGAAACGCTGACCGGAACGTTGCTGCGCTCGACGGGCTTTCTGCAGCACGGCTCGTACATGGCCGGCTCGTCGCTCGACGGGCACATCGGCGACTTCGCCGCGATCGTCGAACTCAAATGCCCGCTGGCCGCCACGCACCTCGAATACCTCACGACCGGCCAGGTGCCGGGCGATTACCGCAAACAGGTGGTGCATGCACTCTGGGTGTCCGGCGCGCGCTGGTGTGACTGGGTCTCGTATTGCCCGGACTTCCCGATCGGCTTGCAGCTCAAGGTGGTGCGCGTCGAGCGGCACGATCAGGAGATCGCGAGCTACGCGTTGGCGGCGGCGTTGTTTCTGAAAGAAGTCGACGCGGCGGTCGCGGCGATTACCGAGTTGCAGGCGGATGTGCGGGAGGTGGCGTGATGCCGAGTGAAAGCGATCGGGTATGTCCGCGTCAGCACCGAGAAGCAAGCGGACTTCGGCGTGTCCCTCGAGGCGCAAACCGCGAAGATCCGCGCGATGGCCGTCGTGCAGGGCGCCGAGCTTGTCGACGTCCTGATCGACGCCGGCGAATCGGCGAAGTCCCTGCAACGGCCGGGGATGGCGCGGCTGCTCGCCCTGGTGGACACCGGCGCGGTCGACACAGTGATCATCGCGAAGCTGGACCGCCTCACGCGCTCCGTCGCTGACCTGGCCGAGCTCCTGAAACGGTTCGAGCGCCGCGGCGTCTCGCTCGTCAGCGTGGCGGATTCGCTCGATACCCGATCCGCGGCGGGACGGCTCGTCCTGAACATCATGGTCAGCGTGTCGCAGTGGGAGCGGGAAGCGATCGGCGAGCGCACCCGGGATGCCATGCGCCACAAGCGGGCCAAGGGCGAGCGGGTGGGCACGCTGCCGTACGGGGCCCGGCTCGCCGCGGACGGCGTGCAGCTCGAGACCGACGACGTCGAGCAGAACCTCCTCACGCGCATTCGCACGCTGAAGGCGGACGGGCGCTCGACCCGACAGATCGCAGCCGACCTCAATCGCGACGGGTTCACCACGCGGCGGGGGACGGCGTGGCGCTTCCAGTACGTGGCCCACGCCCTCCGGTCGGGTCCCGCAGGCTCGGGCGCACTCCAGCCGGCCGCCGCCTGATCGCTGGCCGGATTCCGTAACCGACACTCGCACGTCAGATGACGTGCCGAAAGGCTTTCCAATGTCCCTCGCCTTGCCCCAGTCCAAAACGCCAAAACCGCGCCGGCCGAAACGCCTCGAAACCGACAGACCGCGGCTGTCGGACGCCACGATCGATCGGGTCCGGGCCTTCGCGCGCCAGTACGTGCGCGCCGGCGGCAGCATCTTCCCCTCGTCGACCCTCACGGACGTCGACGAACACATCGGCAACGTCGGCGCGCTGCTGCAGGGACGTGCCAGCCACCGGTTCGCGCAGGCGCTCGAGGAGACGGACTTCACGCAGGTCGACGATCAACCGCGCCTCAGTAACTTGGCCGCGGAGTGGGTCAGTGAAGACCGCGACGCCGCGTTCCTGTTCGGCGCCTTCGTCGGACTGGAGCTCGCCGCGCTCACGGTCGGCCCGGTGGCCGTCACAATCCCGGCCGGTCGGACGGCCCGGCGGAAGCGGGGCGGGACCCGATGAGAGCACCGAAACCCGCGGCGCCGACAAGCGCAGAGGCCGGCGACCTCGTGGCCGACATCGCCACGGAATCGGCCGAGACGGTCGCGCTCCTTACCATGCTCCGCGTGTTCTGCAATCTGGAGCAGCGAGACATGGTCGCCGGCCGCGTCGACGGCACGCTGAGCGACGCCGCGGAAGGCCTCTCGATCCTGCTGGGCGATCTCGCCCATCGGGTCGAGGTGATTCAACACAAGGTCGATCAGTTCTACGCGCTCTGGTCCGGTCATGCGCCGGTGCCACACGAGAGCCGGCCGCCCACGGGGAAGCGAGGCGCGCGATGACTGCGGGAGTTGGCCTGGTCAGAGGCCGGGCGGCACGCGCGCACCTGCCGGCGCCGCTCACGATCGCCGCCGGGCGCTCGCACACGGCCGAGACGATCCTCCGTGCCTGGTTCGAGGGCAAAGCCGACCACACCATCCGCAGCTATCGGTTGGACCTCGAGGACTTCGCGCTGTACTTCTCACGGGCGCTGGCCCTCTCGCCGCCGATGCCCGTCAACACCGCGCTGGCGCGGCTGTTCAAGCAGAGCAGCGCGAGCGCGCATGAGATCGTCCTCGGGTTTCGGCACCATCTCGGCGCCGCGCACTTGTCGGCCGCGAGCATCAATCGGCACCTGGCCACGCTGCGGAGCGTCTCGAAGCTGGGGCGCATGCTCGGCATGATGACGTGGTACCTCGAGGTCCCAAGCGTGAAAGCCGAGAAGCGTCGGCAGACCACTGGGCCGACGATCGCGCAGGTGCGCCAGATGCTCGAGGCGACGCGCGGCGACACGGAAGCCGAGACGCGCGACTACGCAATAGTGGCCACGTTCTTCTGCGTCGGGCTGCGCGTGTCCGAACTCTGCGGCCTGAACCTGCAGGACACCGATCTGGCCCGCGGCAGCACCTGGATCAAAGCCAAGGGACGGCGTGAGCGCGAGCTCGTGCCGCTGCCAGCGGCCGTAGTCGAGGCCCTCCGCCGCTACCTGCCGCACCGCGGCAGCCAGGCCGGACCGCTGTTCCTGACGCGCGGGAACCGAGGCAAGCAGCGCGACGGGCGGTTGGGGACGCGGTCGGTGCTGCGGATTGTCCGCGAGCTCGGGCAACGTATCGGCCGTCACGTGTGGTGCCACGGCTTACGCCACAGCAGCATCACGGCCGCGCTCGACGCCGCGGCGAAGGCCGGGATCGGACTCGACAAGGTGCGCGCGCACTCGCGACACGCGGTGATCGGGACGTTGCTGATCTACGCCGACGAACACGACCGGCAGGGCACGCAGAAGACGCTCTCCGATCTGGTGGCGGGCACGCTGGGCTCGTAGGACTGCACAGTGTGCAAGGGTCCGGTCCGGGAACGACAACGTCAGAAGCGCTCGTAGTGCGGGGCCGTTTCGGGCCTGCGCGTTGTTCTCAATCAAGGTGGCCCTCAACCGCCAGTTCGCATCCCATACAGTCGTCCAGATTTGTTCGCCTGGCGCTGATCACCCGCGCGTAGCGCTCGAGCGCGCGCTGTGCATCGTCGGGCTCTCGCGTAGAATCACCGCCGGCGGCTAAGGCTGATCACCTTGAACGCGCTTCTCCTGGAGCGGGCCGCCACTCTTCATCACCCCTTCGCCAGGAGCTTGACCTGCGGACCCAGGAGGCTGCAGATGTTGCCGAAGTCTGACCAAGGCGAACCT